TAGAATTGGCACTGGAATAACATCGGCTCAAATTGCTAATGTTACTATTAGCCAAGTAACTTCGATGGGGACTAATGTGTCCACGTTCTTGCAGGCTCCAACAAGCGCAAACTTGGCCGCAGCATTAACTGACGAGACTGGCAGTGGAGCTAGTGTTTTTGCTACTTCGCCAACGATTACTGGACCTACAATTGTCGGCTACACAGAGGGCACGGTTTCTTATGGAACGGTTGGAGGAGCGGCAACGCTGGCTATTACATCAGGCACGGTTATTTCGGCAACGCTGACATCCGCTACGCCATGCACGTTCACAATGCCATCCGTAGGAGTGGGTAAATCATTTGCATTGTACCTTAGGCAGCCAGCTTCTGGCACGCCAACAACCGCTACATTCACAGGAGTAAGATGGCCCGGCGGCACTGCCCCAACCATTACAGCAACACTCGGAAGAATGGATGTGCTTTCGTTTATTTCAGACGGCACATATTGGTATGGTTCATTTATTCAGAATTTTACATATTAAAATATGTTGTTTATTTCTAAAAATATCTTTTTTAGTTCAGCTAAATTTATTGCTCCTTATTCTATTAATTACTTGGTAATTGCTGGCGGTGGATCTGGAGGATTAGGTGCCTATAATTATTATTGGAGTGCTGGCCCCGGAGGGGCTGGAGGTTATTTATCTGGATCACACACAGTAACTTTTTCTTTACCTTACACTGTAACTATTGGCGGCGGAGGTGTTCCTCTCGGAGGAGAAGATCCTCCCGGAGGAGACGGAACATCAAGTTCATTAATTTCTTCAACTTTAGATATTTCAACAATTGGAGGTGGGGGAGCAAGACGAAATGGCGGTTCTGGAGGTGGATCGCATTATGTTTATTCTGCTGGGCTTGGAACTCCCGGCCAAGGGTTTGATGGAGCAAATGGCCCCGCAGGAACTGGAAATATAGTACGAGCTGGAGGAGGTGGTGGCGCAGGACAAGCTGGAACTACAGGTGTAACAACAGCTAAAGGAGGAGACGGATTAACGTGGCTTGATGGAATTACAAGAGCTGGAGGAGGTGGTGGATACAGACGAAATGCGGATGGCGAGACGCCACTTAGTGGCCCCGGCGGCGCTGGCGGAGGAGGAAGAGGGGCAAATAGCGAAACTTCTCCACCATATTTTGCTGAAAATGGAGTAATAAATACAGGTTCTGGAGGAGGTGCAGCATATAATGCTATTGGATACACTACTCCCGGAAACGGCGGATCTGGAGTTGTTATAATCAGATACCTTGGCACACCAAAAGCAACTGGAGGAACAATAACCCAATCTGGCGGATATACATATCACACATTTAATTCATCTGGAATTTTTTCTACTTAACATGGCTCACTTTGCTCAAGTTGAAGATGGCATAGTCAAGCAAGTCATTGTTGCAGAACAAGACTTTATTGATCTTGGCGTGTTGCCGGGAACTTGGATTCAGACAAGCTACAACACTTGCGCTGGACAACATCCAGAAGGTCGTCCACTTCGCAAGAATTACGCTGGCATTGGATTCGTGTACGATGAAGTGCGTGACGCTTTTTATGCGCCCCAGCCGCATCCATCTTGGTTGTTAGATGAACAGACTTGCACTTGGCAGCCGCCTGTGGCATATCCATCTGACGGGAATAGGTATAGCTGGGATGAATCTTCTGTTTCTTGGGTTTTAATTAGTTAATTGTATGGCCGACATCAAAATCTCTGCACTTCCTTCAGCAGCCGTTGTTAACCCGGCTGATATCGTTGTTCTCAACCAAGGCGGCACAACCAAGACCGCAACCAAATCGCTTGTAGTCGCTGGACTGGCAACTACCAGCCAGATCTCCGGCCTTGCTACGACAGCTCAACTGTCTGGATTTGCAACTACTGACCAAATTAGCGGGCTTACAAACACGGCACAGGTTGAAGCAATCACGTCGGCACAAATTGCTGCAATTACTCCTGCTTCTATTGGCGCACTGTCTACGGATGCTGCATCCGGGTTTGCCACAACGGCTCAGATTGTTGGCATTGCAGTTACCTCACAGCTTTCCGGCTTTGCAACGACTGCCCAGATCAGCGGGTTCACAAACACTGCCCAAGTAAGCGCAATTGCATCTGCACAGATTGCCGCAATTACACCTGCCAGCATTGGTGCATTATCAACTGATGCAGCATCTGGATTTGCTACTACTGACCAGATTTCAGGGTTCACCACTAGCGCACAAGTTGAGGCGTTAACGTCCGCGCAGATTGTTGCTCTAGGTACTGGATTAGGTGCAGGGCAAGTTTGGAACTCTTCAAAAACATACTCAGCAGGCGACGTTGTAACAGGAAACGGAACCTCAAATACCTACGTTTCGCTTCAAAACAACAATACTGGCAATTCTCCTAATGTTGGATTCCCTTGGGTGTTGGCTTCTGCAAATGCAGCTTTAATTCAAGATAAAGGCGTGGCTATGGGAACGCCAAATGCAGGGGATGTTCTGACATACAATGGCTCACAGTGGGCTTCTACTGCTCCGGTGTCTGGCCTTAATAGCGCACAGGTTGAAGCCATTACTTCATCTCAGATTGCTGCAATTACTCCAGCATCGATTGGGGCTGTAGCTACTGGCGACATCATCGCAATTAACAAAGGCGGCACTGGTGCAACTGATGCTGTAAGCGCGTTAACTGCGCTTGGCGCTATGTCTGCAACTCAGACTGCTGGCGGTGACCTGAGCGGTAACCTGCCAAGCCCAACGGTGGCTAAGATTCAAGGAAATGCAGTATCTGAAGCTGCTCCAAGTAATGGTCAGGTGCTTCAGTGGAGTGGAACTGCATGGGTTCCGGGTGAAATTCCTAGTGGCGGGTCTGGTGGTGGAGGACAAGTATTCTTCTTTAACTACAATACGGCAGCAGATGCCCCAACAACCGGGCTGCCAACAACGCCAACCATTGTTAAAGAACTTGGCCGCACAGCCGACACAACTGGCACAAGCTATACATCTGGTGATTTGTCTACAACTGGATATGACCTAATAGTCCACTTTGTTACTGATGTCCTAGACCCAAATATCACAGCCATCCCAGCCGGGCTGTTTGACTTCAACTTTTGGGCGTCCTCAACTGGAACTACGTCAAATCAGACAATCGTCCAGCTTAAGGTATTTAAGTACGACGGAACAACCGCTACGCTGCTTGCCACCTCAGACGACATCTCGATTTACGATCCAACGGTAACTGCACAGTACATCGCGTCTGTAGTGATTCCGCAGACTACTGTTTCAACAAGTGACCGTCTGTACATCCAGTTCTTAGGGAAAGCGACGCAGAACAACAGGACGATTACGTTTAACTTTGGCGCAACGCAACCTGCGCACGTTCACACTACGGTCCCATCTGTTGGTGGCAGTGGCCTCGTAAAGGTCATTAACGGCGTGTTTCAGTCTCCAGCATCGAAGTTGCTCAACGAAGATGTTGCGACTAATGCTGCCATCTCGCTAAGTAAGCTGGCAATGTCTGAGGTGAGTGTTGCTGCTGGCACAGGACTTACTGGAGGGGGCAATCTTTCAGCAAGCAGAACGCTATCTATTGCTGCGCTTTCGCCCGACCCGACTGGAACTTACGGCAGCACTTCGCAGATTCCATCGTTGACGGTCAACAACCTCGGGCAGGTTACGGCTGTATCGCTGGTGTCTTTCCGTTCGCCAAATGTTCAAACATTTTCAACTGTTGGAACTGCCAATTATTCAAAGCCAGCAGGAGCACGGGTTGTGCGAGTTCAACTTTGGTCTGGAGGTGGAGGTGGAGGATCTGGAAGAAAGGGAGCAGCAGGAACTGTGCGCTGCGGAGGTGGGGGAGGCGGATCTGGACAGATTGCTGATTTTTGGCTTGATGCAAGCGCCATTGGAGCAACTGAAGTTGTAACTATAGGCGGCGGAGGAACTGGAGCAGCAAGCACTAGTGCTAATAGCACTAACGGAAGCAATGGAGGAGCTGGTGGTCAAACATCGTTTGGAACGCATGTAGTTATACCGGGAGGAGCAGCCGGAGCAGCCGGGACAGCCTCGCAAGGGTCTGGTGGCGGAGGGGGACATGGTGGCAATAACGGGGCATCCGCATCTGCAAGTGGGTCACTGGGCGTAAATGGCACTCCTAGTGGATCTGCGTCAACTTGTGCGGCAAGTGCAGCCGGAAGTGGGGCATCAGGAGCTGGGGTTACTACTGGAAACGTCAACTCTGCTGGAGGAAGTGGAGGGCGCGTAATTTTGCTTGGTTACGCTGGTGGAGCCGCTGGCAGTCCCGGCCCTACTGCAATAGCGTCAGCCGGAGGAAATGGAACTGATATGCCATCATTGCCATTGAGTGGCGGCCCTGTAGGTGGATCCGGCGGCGGAAGTGGAGCTTCTTCAGTTACTGGAGATTCAGGGTATGGCGGAAATGGAGGATTCCCCGGAGGAGGGGGAGGCGGAGGGGCAGCATCTGTTGATAGCGTTGGCAACAGTGGAGCAGGTGGAAATGGCGGGTCCGGCGCAGCAATTATTACAACCTACTTCTAATATGCCAAAGAAATCCACCTCCCTGTCCGTTGGTCGCGGCGAGAAGCTGCCCGTGTCTAAAGGTGCAGGGCTGACGGCAAAAGGACGCGCCAAGTACAACCGCGAGACGGGCAGCAACCTCAAGGCTCCTGCCCCCAACCCAAAGACAAAGGCTGATGCTGGCCGCAAGAAGTCATTCTGTGCTAGAATGGCTGGAGTTGTTGCCAAGGCCAAAGGCCCGGCTGAACGGGCCAAGGCAAGCATGAGACGCTGGAAGTGCTAACTTTATGAAGAAGGGACTCTACTCAAACATCCACGCCAAACGCGAGCGGATCGCTGCTGGCAGCAAGGAGAAGATGCGTAAACCCGGCAGCAAGGGTGCGCCAACTGCAAAGGCATTTAGACAATCAGCCAAGACAGCTAAAAAGAAGTAAGTATGGACGAGTTCATTACAAAGGTTTTGAACCACATATTTGAACAAGGCCTGACGGTATCTTTGCTGGCGCTGGCGCTGTATTATTTGCACAGTAAACTAAACAAACTAGAAGTGAAGATCTCCGAGTGCGAGCAAGACAGGCTCAAACTTTGGGAACGAATCGCTCAACTCAACGACTAATATGAAAGAGTACCTCAAACAACCATCGACATGGCTCGGGCTTCTTAAGTGGGTTCTAGCCGGATTCGGCGTAAAGACTGGCCACGTCGATGCTGTTGGTGCCGCCGCGCTAACCATCCTTGGAACGATCGACGTTATCCGCAACGAGAAACGGTGATTGACGAGCGGTCAGCAAAACACATTAAGAGCCTGCTTCCTGAAGTTCAGGATGCATTTACGGAGTTTTTGCTGGAAGCTAAAGAGTTGGTGGCAAAGGAAGGCTTGGATTACAAAGCAATCTCTGGTCTTCGCTCTTGGGAAGATCAAGCGGTGCTATACGCCAAGGGGCGCACATCACCTGGGCCAATCGTCACCAACGCCAAGCCAGGTTCATCCATGCACAACTTCGGACTTGCCATCGACTGCGGAGTTTTCAAAGGTAACGTGTACATGGATGACGGGACACCCGCTGACAAAAGGACAGCGGATCTTATGCATAAACACGTCTCCACGCTGTGCGCAAAGCACAACCTTAGATGGGGCGGCAACTTCAAGAAACTTTATGATGCGCCTCATTTTGAGTACAATACTCCTTACGCTCTTGCTGACCTGTGTGTTCGCCGGGGGAAAGGACAATCTTTAATCGCCTAACTATATGCCTAAAACTGATGCTAAAACTTTATTGATGATTCTTGGAAGTCCTATGGGATCCAGAAAGAAGTCCTGCCCTGAGTGCGAGTCTCCTTTGGAAGAGAACGGCTGCTGCTCTGAATGCGGCTATGGTGAAGAAGAAGGTGAGTATGAAGATGACATGGGCGAAGAAGAAGGTGAAGACATGCACAACGAGCGCATGATCGAGCTGCGTGACGATCTTCAGCGCATTGTAGACAAGTTGAGTAAGCTCATTTCTTAATGCCGTCACAACCACAAGCTGAATCCGACAACAGCTATACTGGCTTTGCCAGTAGGCTTGACCCTGGCAATTTGCCTGCTGGTATATTGCAGGCAGCACAGAATATCAGGCTTCAGCGTGGAGTGGCACAGCCTAGAAAGGGATGCCAAAGACTTACCAGCACTGATCTGAATGATTTAACAATGGTCGGATCTGCCGTCTGGATCGACTCTGATGGCCGCGATAATATTGTGCTGATCTTTACAAGTAGCATGTACTTGTATCGACCAACACAAGCTGGCCAGCCTGCTGTCTTGCTTGGCCCATACAACTTTCCAACATCAAGAGCCATAGCATTTGGGGGCATTGTCGATGCTGTGCAGGCGTTGAATAAACTGTACATTTTTCGCGGACAGGCAGACTCCACGATCTTTACGGCAAGTGTCACCAATCCGATCATTAATGTTAGCGCTACAGGTACAGTTACCGTTACGACAACAACGCCGCACGGGTATTCGACTGGAAACGAGGTTACGATAAGATCGACGACATACAGAACACAGTCGGCGCTAGATGGCAACTATGTCATTACGGTAACTGGAGCAAGCACGTTTACTTATCAGTTTACAAACACGACTGGCGTTTCGTTTGCTGCCAACACAGCACTTACCGGGTTTACGACAGTTCGTGGAAAGCCGCCGCTAATCTGGGATTCAAACACGCTGACGTTTACAGCGGCAAATCAAAAGTACACAAATCCAACTCCGCCAAATACTGCCTTAACGCAAATTACTGAATCTGTTCCACCAGCAGACTTTGGGATATATTTCCAAAACAGGTTAATTGTTAAAATAGAAAATCAAAAGGTAGCGTTTAGCGACATATTGTCTGAGCGTTTTGATCTTGCTGTTAACGTGTACTACGTTAATCAAGGCGGAAATGATTCAATAGTTGGATTCTTGCCTTGGATAGAAAGCCAGTTTTTGGTTTTCATGAAAAACTCGATTTATCTGGCATATTTCGATCCAAGATCAAATCTTACCACACAATCCGACAAAAGCCAGATTACCGTTGTTACTACTCAGCTTGGATGTCTGGCTAGACGCACCATTGTAAACGCTGGTCAGTATGTTTTGTTTCTTTCGGCAAAAGGAGTTTACCTGTTAACTCCGCAGTTAGATCTTAAAGTCATTGGCAATACAATGCCGCTTAGTGAGCCAATTGCTGACTTTTTCGAGAACCTCGACTATAGTATTGTACAAAATTCTGTTGCAAACTATTACGACAATAGATTTTACATTGCAGTTCCAATTGTTGAGCAGTATCCAAGTGAATTCCAAAGCCGAAACAACAGAATACTTGTTTACAATTTATTGAACAAGAATTGGGAAAGTATTGATGTTTATCCTCGCGGATTAAACGCTGACAATTTAATTGTCTCATTGTATCAATATCAAAGAAGGTTGTTTATTCTTACAAATTTTAATGGTAGCGTTTCTGGGCAGTTTGGCGGTGTTTTTCTTGAGGGAGAAAGAGAAAATGGAGACATTTTCCAAGGCGGCGAAGGCGCAACACTTCCATTTAATTTGCCTGAAGGATTAAATGCTGGAGGTGTCATTAACAAGATAGAATCTTTTGTTACAACAAGAGAATTTACATTTGATTCATTGGCGCAAAAAAGATACAGTAGAGCTGAATTTCAGTTTAACAATGCACTGGAGGATTCAATTCTCTTACACGCTGGCACACGCGACCCAGATGAATTTGCGGAAATTCTTAATTTTCAATTTGCCGGAACTGCGGATGGCACACTTCGACCAAGAATAGCACTAAGAGGGTCGTCTATAGCTTTTGTTGTATATTTTACACATGGAAGACCATCCTTGAAGGGCGTCACAGTACATGCTATTACTGCTAGTCGTCCGATGATTAGTCAGGAGTAATTATGGCCCAGATTCAAAAAGGCACCACATATTCATCAATCAACGCAACTGTTACAGCCGACAATTTAAATGCGCATGTCGATAATGCTATTTTATTGCCGGGAGCAATAAGCGATCAGATTGCAATTACAACCGCTCAAATTTCATCACTTTCAGCGGCTCAAGTTCTTGTTAATTTTGGCGGCAACTTAAGACAGGCTACACTTGGAAATGCCGTAATTGGGGGATTGTCACCTGCTCAAAATGGTCAGCTACTGATTGGCAATGCAACTACCAACCAGTTTGTAAAAACAACGCTGACCGCCGGATCCAACTTGGCTGTGACTAATACCGCAGGGGCAATTACGCTTGCTGCTTTTCCGCTGGCTGCATTTTATACGGGAACATTATCTGGCACACAGACATCGACATTAACAGCAGCAGCTACGTTCTCGCAGTTCTACAGATATACTTTGACTGCTTCGTCTGTACAAACATTTAAGCTACCGTCGAATGCCAAAAACGGAGCCACGATGAATTTTAAGATAACCTTTTCTGGCAGTGCTACAGTCAACTTTCAAGCCAGCGGCGCGTCAACAAACATAGTGACAGTTACGGCTGCAAGCGGCACTCAGGATTTTGTGTTTGTTGCTCTTCAAGACAACCCAACGCAAGTTACGCACTGGGGATCATTTAACTAACTTATGGCGAACAATCTTTACTCATATCTTGGCCCATATGGCAGCCTTTACCAAGCGCCAGTTGAAGGGCAAACCATTGGAGATCAAACATACAATGGAGTTCAGTGGGTTTCAAACAAGGCATATCAAGCACAGCAGGCTGCAGCTAGAAAGAATGAAACCGAAAATCAACTGCTTAGTAGGATCAGTAAATACACGATCCCTAAACTTGAGGCTTCTGAGGCAAAAAAAGGCGATTACCTTTCACAATACAATAATTCATATTTAAACGCCAAGAATCAGCTTAATGAAATCATTACTACTCCGGGAAGTACTTTTTCCGCTTTAGCTAAAGCTGCGGCCAGAAAACAACTTACCAAACTTGAGGCTGACTTTAAAATAGGCAGCAAAACTGCTTATGCTGCTTTAGGCAAAAAGCCAAGCGAGAAAGATGCAGATACTTTTGGCAAGCTAATAACCTTTGCTAAGGCTAACGAGCCTCCAGAAACAAAGGCTATTCTACAAGAGAACGTAGATGCCATGAAGGCCGTCCTAGGAGAGGCGGCAAATCTTGAGCTTCAGTATGCTCCGCAGCTGGCTCAGGTTACGGGTCAGGCTCAACGCGAGCAAATGATCAAGAACATTCAGGCTGCAACTGACACGCCTGAGATCAGCGCACTGCGCAGTAAGGAAACGCTTACACCAGCCGAGCAACAGACACTTGCTCAATACGACGCTCGGTTTGCGCAAACTCCAACTTCAGAATTGGCTGCGCGTGCAGACACGCTCTTCAACCAAGCTATTCAACAAGGTAAGCTAGAGCAGTACCAAAAGTTGATGCCGCAGTATCAGAAGCAGTATCTGGAGCAAATGCCCGGTGCGGAGCAGACTCTACAGTCGCTTGGACAGCTTGGCACGCAGATGGCACAAAAAGCCACACAGGCACCACAGCTTACTGCGTTTGAGCAACAGGTGGCAGGGCCAACTTACGGACAAGAACTTAGTAAGATTGCAGGGCCAAGTGTAGATTTATCACTTGGTGGAATGCAGATGTATGCGCCGGGTCAGTTTGCTGGCGAGGTAGCTGGCCCAAAGTTGCAGTCAGATCTTGGCACGATTGATCAAAACCTTGTAAACCAATACATGGGAGCAATGCCGGGCGTAACAGCCGCCGCTCAAAGGCTGGGAGAGCAAGCCAACTTAGATTTAGCTGCTGGAAGATCTTTAACGCCAGAACAAGAACGTCTGGCTACGCAAGCCGCCCGTGAAGCCTATGCTGCACGAGGAATGGCTCTTGGCCCGCAGGCAATCGGAGCAGAAATATTAGGGCGTGAAGAGCTGGCAAATCAACGATATCGTGAGCGTCAGGCTGCCGCCCAACAAGCAATGGGGACAATCTCCAATTTGTATCAGCCCGCTTTGGCTCAAACATACGCTAGACAGGCAGGGGCGGAACAGTACGGCCTTGGAGCACAAGCACAGGCTTTTGGTCAGGCCATGTCGCAAGAAGATCTGTCACGAGCGGCGCAGGCGCAAGAGTACCAACAAAGGCTAGGCCTTGAACAGCTCGGGCTCAGCACTCAAGCGCAACAATTTGGTCAGGCGGCTACTCGGGAACAACAACAAGCTACTATTCAAGGTCAGCAGTTTAATCAAGCTCTTGCTAGGGGAGAAGCTGAGAGTGGCAGGATTCAGGCTGCAAATACACTGCAAGCAAATCAGGCACAGATCGCAGCAAGCACTCTTGGCACACAACAACAGGCGCTGGCCCCAGCAATGTCTGCATACTTTAATGTGCCGCCAACACAGGGCGCTTATGGCACGTCTGCTAACCAAGCCACGAATCAGTACGCTCAAGCCGGGCTAAACATTGCTAACCCGACTAATCCTGTGATTACCGGGCTGAACATGCTGCCTTATCAAAACGTGATGAGTCAGTACAGCAACAACGCAAACTTTGCTGCCTCATACCTACAAGGAAGAGCAAGCCAACCTTCAGGTGGCGGTGGTGGAGGTCTATGTTGCTTTATCATGCTAGAAGCTCGCTACGGGAATGGCGTGATGGATGAAGTTGTCCGCCGCTACAGAGACGAGCATGTGACGCCGCGCAATCGTCGCGGATACTACAAGCTGGCAGAAGTGTTTGTGCCCTTGATGCGCAAGTCTAAATTGTTTAAGTTTGCGGTGTCTAAACTGTTTGCAGATCCGCTAGTGTCATTTGCCAAGTGGTACTACGGCCAGAACAAACACGGCTGGGTGTTTAAGCCAGTTGAAGGATTTTGGATGAATGTCTTTGATTTGCTTGGCGAGGATGTGCCGTTCATCCGCGAAAACGGTGAAGTTGTTTAACCTGTTATTTATATGCAAGGATTTTCACAAGTTAACGCTGGAGATTATTTCCCGCAAGAAATTGCCAGTCAAATTGCCGGTGCGTATTCAAGAATGGGAGCGGGACAGGCTGGCATTGAAAATAGAGAAGATGCTGAAGCCGAACAAAAGCGGCAGAAAAAAAAGGCGTTGCAAAATATGGCACTTTTAGTTGGAGCAACGGCACTTACAGGTGGAGCTGCTGCTTTAGCTGCTCCCGGGGCAATGGCTGGTGGCCTTGGCGCTGGGTTATCTACTTTTGGCAAAGGTGCGCTTGGGGCTTTTACAGGTGCAGGGTCGGTTGCTCCGGGCGTTAAAGGGCTTGCTGGTGGATTGAGCACTACTGCTGGCGCTTTAGGAAGAGGAGTTACGGGATCATTGATTAACAGTGCAGTTATGGGAGCAATGGGTGGAGGAGCTGGAGGCGGAGGCGGAGGCGGTGGTAGTGCTATGCCACAACAGGCAATCGCTGGTGCAATTGGGTCTTACTTTCAGGACGTACAGTCGGCAAATAAAAGCAATCGCATTTTAGAAGGAACACTTAAAGATCCTGCTGTTCGTGAGGCATTGTATCCCGGAGTAAAACAAGAGCAGGTTGATGCCTTGATGAAGTACAAGGACACGCTTGGCACAATTGAAGGCGCACAATACCTGCAACAAACACTGCCGATGCTGTCGCGAGTTGGCGCTGGCAATGTGGACTTTGACAGGCAGGTGCAAATGCAAAACTTGCGCAACGAGCCAACCTATGCACGAGGCATAGCAGAACTGGCAGGATCACGAGGTGGTGGAGGATACACTCCATTGCCGCCAGTAGACTTCACGCAATTTGGAGGACTTCCACCTGCCCAGCAGCAGCAAAACTATGGCGGCGCATGGGGTGGAACTCCATACAGATAACATTATGGCTGAAAACTACGGACTTACATCTCAATCGGCAATTGACTATGTGCGTTATGCACAACAGATGGCCGCGCAGAGAGAGCAGGCAGCGGCTCAGCAGCGCCAGGCTATGCAAGATCAGCAGATGGCCGCGCAGGAACGTGCCTTGGTTCAGCGAGCTGCCGCGCAAGAGGCCGCTGCTTCTCAGCCACAACAGGAGCAACAGCCTGACGAAAACTTAAAATTTGGTGAGTATCGTCATCAATTGCAGTACGACGCTGATCGTCAAGCGTATGACCAGTATCAGGCGCAGATGATTAATCAAGCGCGGCAGTTATACATGCAAGATCCTAAAGCTGCGCAATTTTTTATTGATACTCAAAAGCCTGTACTTGAGTCGCAGTTCAAAAACAAGCTTAAGCCATTTGAAGAAACGGCTGATTACAAGAAGGCTCAAGAGTTTGCATACTCAAACGACTTTACTAAAAAGACAGAAGTTCTTGATATTCTAAAGAACGAAATTACAAATGCTGAGAAGTATGATACACCAGAAGCTAAGTCTGCATACTTGCTTTCAAATGCAGTAAAGGCAGTCAACAACATCATCACGACTGACGCGGTTACTGGCGTGGAGTTGATGTACAAGTTCCCAGAACTCATGGGAACTGCAGAGTATGCAGCAATGATGGGTAAGTCTGAGCTTAACCCAACTACGCTTCAAGCAAAGTTGCGCAGTGCAGAAGGCGCAAACTTTTTAGAAAAGCTCAGCAACTCTTTCTCGACCAATCCAGATGTCGCCATCAAAAAGATGAAGGACATCCATGATAGCGTTGCGGACGCGCACAACAAACTATCATATAACAAGATTGTGCTGCCAACTAGCGGGCGCATTGCATCTAATTGGGGGGTCACTCCAATCAAGACCTTTGCCGAATTAGAGCCACAAATCGCACAGCAACAGGCGCAGATTCCTGACATTCAAAAGGACACGCAGGTTGAGACGGCAGGCAACGAAACGCCAACGCCTGGGGTTCTAAGTAGGATTGCAGAAAGTATTACCGGCAATGAGCGAATGACGGATGAGATTAAGAATCTTCCGAACTATCGCACAAGCATGCCTGAATTCTCAATCTTTCGAGATGGCGGGATCAGCCCGCAAGCTGGCGCTGCACTTAAAGCAGCGGCTGGCACCATGGCAACAAGCCCAGAAGAAACGGTTAAGATCTTCCAGGCTCAATTTCCAAACATACAAGTACGCCAAGACGAAAAGGGTAACTACATTCTTAAGTCGGATATCGACAAAAAAGAATACGCCATGAAGCCCGGATTGGAATGGAGCGACATTCCAAGGGCAATGAACACTGTGGGTGCTGCAATCGCAACTCCAGCCGTAGCAGCAGAAGGAATCGGTGCAGCAATCCTGACAGGCGCAGCACAGCAGGCTGTACAAGAAGGCCTACAGAAGGCCACAGGCGGCGAGATTAATCCTGAAGACGTTGCAATGGCCGGTGGACTTGGAGGTGCATTCAGCGCAGCAGGCAAGATTGGTGGCAAGATCATCGAAGCTGTTAGGCCGCTGTTTAAAAGCTCTGAAGACGCTTTGGCTGCAATTAATAAAGCCAAAAATGTTGTTCCGGCTGAGCTTAAGCAGCGAGATCTTGGCGAGCTAGTTCGCAAGGCATCCAGCGAAGGAATGGGCTCGGCTAAGGCAAGGCAGGACTTGGCTGTGCTGGCTAAGATCGATCCAAACATCGAACAAACCGCCAAAGAGCTTGGCTTTGAATTGCCGATTGACGCTTACAGCGACAACAAGCAGCTTAATGAAGTTATAGGGCAAATGCGCTCTAAGACCGGATCTGAGTTTGGTCCAAAGTTTGCGGCTACTGTAGATGCTGCAAGGGAAAAGGCGCAAGGCTTATTGCAATCACTTGATGCATCGCCAGATCTTGGGTCTGTTTCTGAAAATGTTAAATCTTACCTTGGATCTCAAAGAGATCAAAATAGAGGCATAGCTAGGCAGATTTACAAAGAACTAGACCAGAAAATTCCGGCAACGACAACCGTTGAGTTGCCTTCGTTGCGCGCTCAATTGCAAAAAGCAAAAGATATCGCTGGTGGCAAAGTGGCCAACATGGAAGCTGCCGAGCGGCGTCTGTATCAGATGATGCAAGATGGCGACATTACTTATGGAATGGTTGCTCGTGAAAAAAGCAAACTTGGCGAAGCTATTAGCGGTTTTGGCAAAAACGACTTTGCCGACATGGAGCGAAAGGCAAAGAGCGAGCTGTATGCTGCTTTCAATGCAGATCAGCGCAACATCATAGCCAAGCATGCAGGCCCAGATGACTTGCTTGATTTTGAACAAGCTTCATATTTGTGGAAACAAGCAGGTGATATCAATGATCGAATCATAGAAGGATTTGGCAGCGACAATACCGGCAGTCTTGCGGACCTAATGCGAAGCGCCATCAATTCTGGCGCAAAGGGGAATACTCAGCCAATTGAAAAGCTGCTTAACGTAGTGCCAGATGACCTAAAGAAGACTGTGCTGATGTCTTCTTTGATGAATGCTACATCAGACAAGGCCGGGAAATTGTCGTTCAGTGACTTTGCTGCAAAAGTTGGCAGACTTAAGACTCAAGCTCCTATCTGGCAAAAAATCCAGCAAGCTCCCGGTGTAACTCCGGCAGACATTCGCATCATCGAAGGCGTTGCAACTATCGGTGACAGAATTGCCAAAATGAAGGCAAACCTGCTGCACACTGGAAAAGCAAACCAAGAGTTCTTTGATTCAATGCAGGCTGAACGGTTTGTTGAACAGCTTATCAATGGCGTTGGTGGCCCGATTATTGGAGCAACAGTTGGCGGTGCAGCAGGCAGTCTAATAGGCCCGTTAGGCCAAACGGCTGGCATGGCGCTAGGAGCTGGAGCTGTAAGTAAACTATCGAAATTTATTACTGGAGCTAAGCCAGAGATTAGAACTGCTTTTGCAAACTTAATTCACAGCCCAGAATTTATAGAGTTTGCAGTTAAGGCTGCCACAGATCCAAACATCACAGAGCAGTCTGCTGCCCGGTTGGCAAAGAGCGCCGCATTCAGCAAGTTGACAAAGAACACAGCTATTCCGTTTGGAACAGAAGCCAAGAAGAAGTGGATTATGTCTGCACTGGCAGCGTCAAATCGCAATCTTGCTGGTAATGTTATCTTTGATCCTGCTAACACTATTGAAGAAGACATTAACGGCACAACAAGTATAAGCGATCAGAAGTTTAATATTCGCGTTCTGTCTACTCCAAACAATAAGTTTAAAGTATTTGGCCCAACAAGAAACGTAGAAGGAGTCTTTAAGACCAAAGAAGAAGCCATTCAGTTTGCGAGAAAGAAGTATTCAAAGAAATAACCATATGCCACTCAAGCACTCCGCCTCCGACAAAGCTTTCACCGAAAACCTCCGGCGCGAGATCGGCGCTGGCAAGCCACAGAAGCAGGCTGTGGCAATCGCTTATCGCGTACAGAAGGACGCTGCTCGTCAGCAGGCCGCTACTAAGCGCAAGAAATAGCCTATGGCTAACATAACACGGAAGTGGAAACGCTTCCTTGCAGTATCATGCAGCCACGGCTTCATGGCCGACCAGGCTGTACTCAAGGAAGTCCTTCGCTTTCGTGATCGATGGAGGCCGGACACGGTGCTGCATCTGGGCGATGCCATCGACATGACGTGCCTGCGCAGTGGCGCTATCACTAACGATAGTCACGACGCTACCGTCGATCCTGAGGCTGACCTGAACGACGGTCTGGCGTTTATCTCCGCACTGCGTCCCCAGCACTATCTGCTTGGCAACCACGAGGCCCGGCTAGTCACGCTGATGAGCCACCCTAAGGCGATCATCTCGGCACTTGCGACTCGTGTGTACCACCAGATCCACGACCGAGCTAAAGCCATCAAGTGTAAGGTATACGACTACAAGCTCAAGATCGGCTTTGTTGGTTTAGGTGATGCCTTATTTCAACACGGCTATCTTCACAGCGAGAATGCGCTGCGGGATTCCGCCGAGCGGATGTGCCACGGCAAGTACACCAAGCTTGTTATGGGCCACATTCACCGTGTACAAATCGCTGAAGGTCGGCGCATTAAAGGGGTGACTGGCTACTCTGTAGGGTGGCTAGGAGATCCCGAAATGGCTGGCTATGCGGAGAATAGGATCGCAACCACCGCATGGAGTCGAGGTTGGGCGTGGGGTGAATATACTGACAATGAGACAATTGTATGGCTGACAAAAGAAACAAAGGACGGAAGCTTCCGGCTCCCCGTGTAAAGGGAGACTGGCTCGCGCAGCTTGCCGAAACTCTGCACGCAAAGTGTGCTCCTCCAGGGTGGTACACGCTCACTGAAATTGCTCAACGCTTGAATATGGGCAGAACTGCGGCGCGTAATGTCCTTAAGCGAAACAAGGCTGCCGCACAGACATTTTTGCACAAAACGTGTGACGGCAGGATTATCCCCACGGTACATTACAAGCTATGAGCCCGCAAGAATCTGAACGCCAAGCCATCATCCAACGTGCAAAAGACATTTTGTCTGAGTACTTTGAGTGCGGCGAGATTCTGGTGCAGGCGCAGAACGAACTTGATAACGACAACACAGATCGGTACGAGGCCGGTTGGGGCAACCGTTTTGCTCGTGATCGCCACATCCATCTCATGCACAAAGAACGTGTGCTAGAACATTCTTGGTCAGAAGAGTGTGATGATGAGGATGATGACGATGATGATGAAATTCGTGCAAAAAAGTAGTTGCGCGTAGAAAAGCAACGTGTAGCTTGCTCGTCATTCAGCGGATGGTCCGTTGATGAAACTTAACAAAAATGAAAGTAGCAACAATTGCAGATCTTGCTAACCTAGCTGACGGCTCCGTCATTGGGGAGATGCGAGTAACAATCAAGACGGTCTATCCTCCCCGCACTGGGCAGGGCAAATTCGGTGAATGGCGCGTGCAGAACTGCGTTATTCAGGACAGCACAGGTGAGGCTAAAGCCTCATTTTGGATCCCCGACGAGATGAACGATCTTAAGGGGCAAATGGTGACTCTGAAGTCACAGCCCGGAAAGAAAGGGCTCGATGGTCTGTCGGTTAAGACTAGCACGCACAGTGGTGAGAACGAGCTGAAGGTTACCGACAAAGCCGCGATTATAGATGACGCAAGTGGCGCGTCACCAGTGGCAGGCCCACGCAAGCCGGTGCAGGCTTCATCACCGGTGTCGCTGACTGTGGCTGATGCCAAGCGTGCGCTCTTTCAGGCAGCACAGCTTATGGCTGAAGCTATCAAAGCAGCCGAGTGGGTTGGTAAAGAGGTCAAGGCGCTTTCGCCTGAGCATCTCCAGGCTATCGCGACCAGCTTGTTCATCTCCGCAGATCGTGCGGGATTTGCGAAGGCATTCCCCTCAGCGCAGGTGAAGGCAGCGAAGGAAGAAGCACCTGAACTTGAGGAGGACGACCTCAAATGGTAAAAGCCAAAGATATCGCCCAGCTCGCAAACGTCTCACTTCAGACTGTTCTGAAGTGGGCGCGCGAGAATCGTATCCCTCATCACCGTATCAGCCCGCGCTGCTTGCGGTTTAGCATCGAGGAAGTCAACCACTGGCTCCAAGTCAAACGAGATGCCCATAAACTCAAGAGCCAAGGGAGCTAGAGGCGAGCGTCTCTGGCGTGACATGCTCAGGGGAGCTGGCTTTACCGCAAGGCGGGGCCAGCAGTTTGCGGGGGGTGCAGATAGCCCAGATGTTATCTGTGACGAACTGCGCAACCTTCACATGGAGGTTAAGTTTGTTGAATCCCTCAATCTTGAGAAAGCCTGCGAGCAGGCTGATCGGGATCGGGGAGTCAAACCTTATATTGTTGCTCACAAAAAGAGCAGAAGCTATTGGAAGGTAACAATGGATGCCCAGTTCTTCTTTCAACTATTGCGAGAAGGAATGGATGCTTGCAAGGGAGAGTATCATCCTATTTTGTGACACCTGCCCCGCTGGTTTCCGGCGAGACAGCATAATTCTCTGACGAGAGATCGGGAACGCCGCCAAGAGTCAATGGGCGTGACACTGGGAGAGACTAGACCAACTTCTGCACACAGCAGGGGTGCGCCTGCACAACGCACACATTTTATGAACATCAGCATCAATATAACATACAAATCCGGCACCAAGGTCGAACTGGTCGTCCCTCTCGAGGAGCCATGCCAGATCGTTAGCGAGCCAGAATCACCTGTGACGCCGGTACAGCCTGCGCAGGACTTGGCAGACGCCATGTGCATCGTCACGAACAAAGAGCTCGAGTCGTCAGGTAAGCGGTACACGTCCGTGAAGGAAATGGTGGACGAGCTTTGCCAAGACCCCGAGTCAGGTAAGACGATGAGCATGTACAACATGACATTCCAGACTCAAGACGGAAAAGACTGGCAGGTGCCTCCCGGCCTGATGAAAGATCTGGTCATCATCTACGGCGAAAAGACCGTGGAGCAGGAGCTACTAAAGGCTCACGCCTGGCTCGAAGCTGACACTCACCGGCGCAAGACCGCTCGCGGCATGGGGCGCTTCCTCAACGGCTGGCTCAGTCGTGCATCATCAATGGCGCGGGCGCCAATCAAGACGCTTCTTAAGCGCGACACTTTAATGGCATCAAATGGAAGCACCCAAGAAAGCTGGTAGGCGTAAGCCTGTAGAGTTGCCACCTGACACGGTGGTGCCAACCGCGAGCGAGGCTGAACGTGGTATAGCGTCAATTGCGCTGAACCACCCCGAGGTGTTCTTGCATCACATCTCGGAGAAGAACTTCAAGGTGGCGGACATTTTCGATCCGCTCAGTCATAGGGTATGCGAGATCATCTTGCAGCAGCAGAGCCGCAACGCCAGCTCGGAGATCCGTGTCGTATTTGAGAAAGTACGCGAGACACTGCCTCAGGTGCAATTCCACGAACTGAGCGAGCTCTACACGCTTATGCCGATTGCGTCGGCTATTGGTGACCTCATCGAGATAGTCAAGTCCACGGCCAAGCGGCGCACCTTGCAGCATGTGGCTTACGAGACGCTTATGGCAATCGCTGACACGACCGTGCAGACGCCGGAGCTACTCAGTGATGTGGTGATGAAGGTCGAGGGACTGTCCAGAGAGCTTGCGCCTCCCAAGGTGATGGACACTAAGGCCCTCTTGCTCAACGCACTTAACCGCTATGAGACAGGAGATGACGAGTCGATGCGAATTAAGACTGGCTATTCTGCTATCGACAACATATGTCCTATCAGGTACGGAGACTTCGTAGTCATCGGTGGTGAAACCAAGTCAGGCAAGACGATGCTGGCGCTCAATATAATCGCAAATCTAATAAATGAATAAGCTTATAAACCTCACTCCTCACGACATAGTCATTACAGGATATGGCATCGTGGAGCCTAGCGGAAACTCAGTCAAAGTACACTCGCACTTGTCTAAGGTGGACGACGTCGATGGTGTACCCATCATGTGCTGCAAGGACGCTCGTGTGAGCAATCTGCCTGATCCAATTAAAGGTGTACTTTACATTGTGCCGGGCTATGTGCGAACTGCACTTCCGCACAGGAAAGATTTGGCGAGTCCAACAAAACTCATTCGCGACGGAGCTGGCAGAATCGTTGGCTGCGGTGCGCTTGAAATCAACCCATAACAAAATGAAAAACGAAATACACTACGATTGGGAAATGACAAAGTACCGTGGAACTCACGGTTTATCGAAACACAGCCTGGACGCTTTTGCAGTTTGTCCAAGCTACTACAAGTGGAAGGAGTCACAGGAGTGGAAGCCGTCTCGTGAGATGGAGCTTGGCACGCTTGTCCACAGCCTCGCTCTTGAGGGCCGTTGTGAGTACGCTATCGCTCCAGCGTGCGATCGGCGCACCAAAGAGGGGAAGCTGACGTGGGAGAACTTTTGCCAAGAGAACCTTGGTAAAGTCATCCTTAACGAGGACGAAGGGGCGCGTGTTGAAGGTGCCTGTGCAGCTGTGGAGCCATTGCTCCAGATGGTCACGGCAGCTAAGATCATCGAAGCGTCCATGTTCTGGGAGCGCGACGGTATTCAGTGCAAAGGCAGGCCTGACATGATCACTGAAATTAAGGGTCGTCCGGCGATCGTGGACTTAAAGACGACCAGTGACTGGTCTAAATTCGACCATAAGTTCTTTGGCTTTGGCTACGACAAGCAAGCTGCTTGGTACACCTACGGTCTGGAGCGGATCACCGGTCAAGAGGACATTGACTTCTACTTCCTCGTCGTGGACATGCAGGCACCTCACTTGAGCCAGTGGGTGAAGGCGTCAACCGAGTTGATTGATTTGGCCAATGACCAGTTGGACGTGACTCTGTCGCAGTACAAGCTCTGCCTCGACCAAGATGTATGGCCCGGTCCACCAACGATGCGCGTCATGCTGCCAAGAAGATGGGAGGAAGCATAATATGCAAGACATACCACGAAACGAACTGCTAGACAAGCTGGCCGACGGCTGGAATGTGCGGCGCAAAAGCTGGAGAGAGGGGCAGTGTTTTTCAAAATCAGGAGGTAACACTTCAATGAGCGGCAGTGATTTAATCGAAGATGACTGGGAGGGAATGTCGCCACATCCAATTTTAAAAACCAGTGGATGCAGAATTATATACCCAATCACTGAGTTATCAGAAGGCAGAGCTAGATTTGTGCGGCGAAAGTGCTGGGAGGATTTTGAAAAATACGAGAAAAACCATGCTCCATTTGAGCTTAGCATTGAAGACATTCTGGCTAACGACTGGGAGGTGTGGTCATGAGCGACGACGAGATTAATGCGGCTATGGCTGAAGCTATGGGCTGGCGCAAGGAAGACGGCGTCTATGTGTGGACGGCCAACGGCATTGACTGCACTTGCGACGAATTGTGGGATTGGGCAAACGATCTTAATGCCATGCATCTGGCTGAGAAAGTGTTGAACATGCAGCAGTGGAGGATCTACTTAATGCACTTAGCTAGCTTCATGCAAGACGCTTGCCATGCTACTGCGCGAGAAAAGGCAAAGGCGTTTCTGCGGACATTAGGCAAGTGGAAGGAGGCACAACCATGAGCGACTGGGTACTCATCCGACGCACTAACGTGCTGCAAAACGTGGAGCTGCCGCGCCCCAAGAAGACGCAGGACATCGTTGCGATCGGCGCAAAAGACGCACTAGGCTCGAAGATGGAGGCGCTCATGCTGCTGCCAGAGAATCAATCGACGGATCTCATCGAGGTAAAATATGTGCTGGAACCGTACACCGGGCAGCACTCACACACCTCGGCAAGGCCTATGAATGGATTGCGCTAATGTGGATACTGCCAAAACAACTCATATTAGCCTTTGTTCAGGATACGGAGGCATTGACCTCGGACTCCGTAGAGTGTGCCAGAGCTTGCGCACGGTCGCTTATGCGGAGATCGAAGCCTTCGCAATCGAGTGCCTACTTGCGCGAATGGAAGGCGGGCAACTTGATGCGGCTCCGATATGGAGCGATCTCAAGTCCTTCCCTTGGGCAGAGTTTTCTGGAAAGGTGGACATCCTCTCTGGAGGCTACCCCTGCCAGCCCTTCAGCGCAGCAGGAAAACGAGCAGGCAAAGACGACCCAAGGCACTTGTGGCCCTACATCGCAGACGGCATTCGACTTCTTCGCCCCCGAGTCTGCTTCTTTGAGAACGTCGAAGGGCACGTCTCGTTGGGACTCTCCAGCGTCATTAGCGATCTGGAAGAGCTGGGTTACGCGGTGTCGTGGGGCATATTCAGCGCGTCTGAATGCGGTGCGCCTCACCAACGCAAGCGAGTGTTTATCTTGGCCCACAATCAGAGCAAGCGAGTACAAGGGCTGTGGTCCACTTGGGAGCAAGAGTCACACTTATCGAGTCAACAAGTTTTATCTGGATGCAGTAGCACAGGAACGGACTGGTCAGACTGGACGACTGAACCCATCCTGGTGCGAATGGATGATGGGGGTGCCGATTGGGTGGACAGGATGCGCCTCCTCGGAAACGGAGTCGTCCCAGCCACAGCAGCCTTAGCTTTTACCACACTACTAAATGAACAAAGGAATCCTCGTCATCTCGCTCGAGATGCCAGCTAACCAGATCATCGACCGGCTCGTTGCCAGGCTAGGCAGCGTCAGCCTGCGTACCCTCGCTGAGGGGGCCAAGCACGAGCGCGACATCCGGGGCGTCCACAATGCCATCCAGAAGCTCAACAACAGCCGTCTGGTGATCCGCGACGATCTGTACGATATCGCCAACATATGCGCCACGGCACGGGCTATGGCCAAGTCGCCGGACGGCCTCGGTGTACTGTTCGTAGACTACATCCAACTCGTGCGATGCGACCTTGGGAAGGACTCTAGCCGCGAGCGTGAGGTGGCTGAGGTTAGCCGGAGTCTGCGCCTACTTGGCATCGAATTGGGTTGCCTTGTGATCAGCATTACGCAACTAAATGAGCAGGGTAAAGCTCGTGAAAGCCGTGCAATCGGACAAGATGCTACAGCCGTGATGGTTGTGAAGCTGTCCGACGACGCAGAGTTTCGCGAGATTGGCATACCCATCCAACGAAACGGCCCGTGTGGCGTCAGTGCAAACCTGCGTTTCCACGGCAAAACAGCAACATTCCACAATGAATAAAGTAAAACACTACCAGTCATATATGAAACTTGAACCTGACAACTCAAACAAAGCACTGCCCTACCTCTGGGCATTTGCGACACTTGCGATTCTAGATGGACTAGCCATTGCCTACTTCGCTCAAGAACTGTGGGAAGCAGTCGTGCTGCTTGCGTTGTTTATCTCAAGCGCCGTGTTCGCGGTGTCGGCCATGTACGAATACAACGGAGGTCGCAGATGATCAGCACAGGACACCCAGGTGATAGCGATCCTAAGGACGAGCATCCAGTCTGCTGGTACTGCCGGGAAGATTTGACTCAAGACTTTTGGGGAGACTGGTTCTGCCCTGAGTGTGATGCTAAAGAAAGTCAAAAGAAGAATGAAGAACCCACCTAAAATACAAGTTGCTATTGCTATACTAAGCATTCTAGCATTGGCGCTGGGCTACATCTTCGACCGAGAATGAGTGCTCAATTAATCGAATCGCTCATGGAGCGCATCCATGTACTAACACAAGAAAACAAACGACTAACAAATGAGAATCAGATTAAAGAAGAGACAATCAAACGGCTGGGTAGGCAGGTTGCGGAAGGTAGATCCACGGGAGTGGAGATCACGGATTATGGAACTGCCGGTGAAGCTGCAAGTGTTTGTGGCGCAGATCGTGTGGTGGGATTACTTTGCAGACAAGACGGTGCCGAACCGTTGGCCGGAGATGGACATGTGGCTCCGAGCACATCCTAGCACTTTTCGCAAGGAAATGTGGCCCGAGACGGAGGAGATGATCGATGCATTAATCAGCATCGGGTACGAGAACAAGACTGCACACCGTCGAATGGGAGTCAAATTCGCAGCATGAGCGTACAACTACAACAATACATGGACGCACACAACCGTCAGGCCGAGATGATCGGCAACCTTAAGGCCGAGCTTATCATGCACAGGCATCTTGCCGTACAGGCGGCATCAGCGATCGAGCAGCTCAAGCATTGCCTGCTCAAGCACTACGATGCCCATTCAGCGTTTCCAAACGACCGAGCTGCACTGCTTGACGCTGACCTTGTGTTGGCTGAGGCGTATAAGCTGACGCAGAAGGAGGCGAAATGAAACTCATCCAAAACAGACTGCGGTTCTGCGAGGCATTTAAAGCTATGCTTGAACAGCCGCACAAGATTGGCATCAGACTCCCTATGTGGAGGGGCGCGTATATCGGGCTGCTCAGGTTTGAGCGTAAGCTGGATAAGAACGGAAAGACATGGGAGAAGCTCTATTACACGAGCGATCCTGCTGATCTCAATCCGCGCTTAGGTGCAGACGAGCTACTCTCGGAGGAGTGGGAGACTTACGAAGTATGACCGAAGAACAGACTGCTTACATTAACGCTAGAAAGAAACTGGAACAGAAGCAAAGAAGGCTAAGTAAGCTGCAGGCTTTGTTTAACAGAGTTCAATCGCAAATCGATTATGACAAAATAAAAGTGGAAGCACTTGCGAGACAATTAATGGATAAAATTTACAAACCATGACAAACGAAATTGTTACTTACATGATTGGAAGAAGAGATGCAGATGGGGAATTTTGGTGTTCTGGTGAATTTTCCGATCGAGATCAAGCATACGGAGCATGGGCTGACACAACAAAAACCGTAAATGTAAATGAACACATTGAGCTAGTTATGTGCGTGAAGGTTTTTAAAACATTGGAAACGCATTTTAGAACTGTAAACAGGGTGACCCAACCATGACAGACGAACAAATTAACCAACGCATTGCGGAAGCGTGTGGTTGGCGTGACCTTGCGATTGAAGGCGAATCTGGCTTTTACAAGGGCTTTGACAATGGCTTAGAGTTACGCCCAGACCTGCCAGATTACGTTAACGATCTCAACGCAATGCATGAGGCGGAGCAACATCTTTGGCGGAAGGATTGGTTCATGCGCTACGATTACGTTGACGAACTTGGAAAGTTACAAAATCCACACAACTGGCAACGCATGGAAGCGAGCGACATGTTAGACGCAACAGCCCGCCAACGCGCAGAGGCATTCTTGCGGACGCTAGGCAAATGGGAAGACCAATCTGGTGACGCCACCGAAATGGTGAAGGAGGTGCAGAAGTGAGCGACAACATCGAGAAACTCAAGGAGCATTCACAGATGCTGGGGCGCATTGCCTCATATGTTGAAGACTTTGCCGAGAGCGACGAGGACACGACAGCCATTTGCGTGCTGCGCCTATTGGCCCGGTATCACCAGATGGAGGCCGACTGCATGTGGGACGCGATTAAACATGAGGAGACTCGGAAATGAGGCCGTTTGAAAACAGACGCAAGTTGTGGGTGTACCGAATGGAGCAACTCAGCGGGTGTGCGCCCCTCGACTTCAAAATGGCCCGGTACATCGAGAAGCTCAATATACGCAATCCAGACCAGCTTCGCTACGCACTTGAGCACAACCAACAGGTCATCTGGGTTGGGATGAAAGCCATGAACAGGCTGCGGGCGCTGGTTGGCATGCCGTTAATCGAGCGTAAGCATTCGTGGAAAGATGAGGCTAAGCGGTTGTATGCGCTTTTAGACGAGGCCGGACTAGAGTACGTTAAACAAAAATGACACCAGAACAAGCCATAGCCACAGAGATGCTCCTGCTTCAGGCTGAAAAGGAGATTTCAAAATTGAAAAATGAAATTCAAATTTTGAAAAAGGAACGTGAAGAGGAAGCTGACATCCAGCTTCGCATCGCGCTCAAGGCGGATCACTACTACATGCAGCTCCAGGCCATCCGTGAGGCTGCCTTTGGCGACATCACCGGGATCACGGCTGAGGACTTGTCATTCATGGAGGAGCGAGAGTGAGCGACAACCCAAAACGCAAGAAGCGCAACGCCGTGTACCGCTCGCCAGAGAGCAGGGCACGGCAGCTTGCCGGGTTGAGTGGCGTGAAGATCGAGAAGCATGTGCCTGGGGTTGTAATGGAGAAAGTGAACGGACAAGGGGCGCTTGCGGGCATTCCACCGGAGATACAGAAGAAGGTGCTCGATCTGTTCATCACAGGGCAACACTCGAGAGCCATTGCCATGCAG